CCAAAAGCCACATCTTTTGTTAGATCCAACTTCTTCTCAGGGAGGAGAAATGCTCTTGCCATTTATATGGCCAGAAAATTATTTGGATATTACGAAGGCTGGTTGGCCTGATGAAATGGGAGAAATTGACATTCACGATTTCGATGTTCTTCAACATGCCAATGGGGGCACAGACCCCATTACCGTTACTGTTTTCTGTTGGGCTGAAAACCTTACTCTTTCAGTTCCTACTACTGCATCCGCTCAGGGTGCGGTTGAAGAAGCTGATCTTGATGAGTTTGGATTTCCCAAGCCTTACAGTAAACAGGCCAGTACTAAATCAAAGAAACCGATGAAGCACTCCTCTAACACATCGTCTAACGATGAGTTTTCAAGTGGAGGATTAATCAGCAAACCTGCGTCGGCAATTGCTTCGGCTGCAGATGCTTTATCACAGATTCCAGTACTAGCACCATATGCGAAAGCAACTTCTCTAGTCTCCACACGGATTGGAGATGTTGCCCGCATCTTTGGATATTCTCGCCCTCAGATTCTAGATGAAATTAAACCATTCACTCCGCGTGTTATGGGAAATATGACAAACTCTGACGCTCCTGAGGCCCTTATTAAGTTAACTCTTGATTCTAAAAATGAATTGAGTGTAGATACTAGATTGATGGGTCTCGGAGGTGAAGATGAGTTAACTGTTAATTCTATTGCACAACGATGGTCTTATTTCAGACAATTTGATTGGCCAGAAACAGCAACAACGGATACTATGCTTACTTCTATGATTGTAGCTCCTCTTTATGGAGACACAGTCACATCAGGTGTCGTCTCTGAAGTTCACACCACAGCATTAGCTTACGCCGCAACACCATTTGAGGCTTGGCAAGGTTCTATTAAATTTCGATTTAATGTTGTGTGTTCTGAATATCATAGAGGACGTATTCGTATTGTCTATAATCCAGCTACATCGCCAGGCGGTGCCATTCCATTTAACCAAACTTACTCTACAGTTATTGACATTTCTGAGAATAGAGATTTTGAGTATGAGGTAAAGTGGGCTGACATTCGCGCTTGGGCGTTTAACGCTGGGTTGGGGACTATCACAGGCTCTACGGTTTACGATGACGTGAACCCAGTTACCTGCGGTGGCGTATATGACAATGGATCTATTTCAGTTTACGTAGTAAATGAGTTGGCAACACCATCTCTCACTGCTGCTGATGTGAAAATCCAAGTCTGGGTCGCTGCCGGTGATGACTTTGCCGTTGCTGTTCCAACAACTAAAAACATATCCTTGCTCTCCCTTCATGCCCAACAGGCTGAAATGGCTCCAGATGCCACACTAGCATCTGCAGAGGATACTTCCAATTCTCCCACTTGTGTGGAGGCTGTAGAAACATTTGCAGCCGGGGAACATATTCCTGAGAACAACCAATACCTTGTATATCAAGGTGAACGTATTGTTTCTCTTAGGGAATTGCTCCGCAGGTATAACTACCATAATTGTTATTTTCCTGCGGGAATTGGTACTACAGGTTCCAATCGTGCTGTAGCTTTAGATATCCATGATTTTCCATTCTATAGAGGATGGGAAACTAATGGACAGGATACTGCAACAAATTCTGTACCTGCAACTGCAGGTTACAACTTTTGTAGCACTACGTTGTTGAATTTCTTGACCCCTGCATTCGCTTGCAGAAGGGGTGGAATGAGACATAAAGCTATTGTCACTACTATTGGATCAGCCAGTAGAATGGGTGCATTTTCTGTAGCTCGCCATAATATTCTTGGCAAAGTCAACGGAAGTGATGAACACCTCTACACTGGTGTTGTAGGAAATATGCGTTCCCAGCGCCTGGATGCAATGGCATCGGGCTTGGGAGGTACTGCAGTAACTCCAATATCTGTTAATCCTTGTCTAGAGTATGAAACTGGGTTTTATACTGGAGGACAAAGATTCTTACCAGCTCGGAAAATCAATCGTTATAATGAGGTAGAAATGGCTCATGAACTGATGCTTGATATTCCGGACAATACGTCGGAAGCTGATTACAGAATAGACAAATATGTGAGTATTGCTGAAGATTTTCAGTTAGGCTTATATGTTGGCTCTCCAATTATGTACGTATACGGAGATCCTACTGCTGTATCTTAAGACTTTTGGGGCAGGTCTTAAAGCAAAATTCGTGGTGGAATTAAAACATCACTCTACTATGAGGTTAACTAGTCGGAAGAAACTCTCTTGAGAGTTAGGATACCACACGGCGATCGTGTGGGGGTACAATCGTACAACGATTGTTTTCCTGAATGAGATATTTATATCTTACACTGAATCTTTGCAGATTCATAGGTTTTATGCATTAAACCCTTGTAAGATATTCGTATCTTATTTGGGTTTATAATTTTTACTATGGGTCGCAATTTTCTCAGTGTATGTTCGAAATAATGCTTCGTCTTACTACGTCCTTTTGAGGTTTACAAGCCCTCGCGTAGTAG